AAAAACTTGAAACACCACCCTAGGACGCATAGGTCATATCATAACCTACCACCGGCAGTGTCGAAACAAACATACCTAAAGAAAAATCTTCTCCCGCTGCCCGATATGTAAGAGGCATCGGAAGATTGGCTGCACTACTATCCAAAATTTGGACAGAAGCTAGTTGCTTTGGAGTGGTAGAGCCAGTACCACAAAGATTTATTGTGTTTGCACCACTAACGGCCCCACAAGAGATGAGGTCCGCAGTTGCACAAGACACAAAGGGAGCATAATAAGGAAATTCAACCTCCAGACCTCCAGTTGCATCTCCTCTCGAAAACGCAACATTTCGGTTTACACCCCTCAGATCACCCCAACCAACTGTATACGGACTCAGAGTATCTACTGAGTAAGTTGCGTTCGTTCGGGGATAACCATAAACAAACATATGATAGTCGCTTGCCTTCTCAGGACAGACAAACTTCCATCTCACAGATCCACGCATCAATGCATAACAAGGAGCTATGCGATCAATCAAATCAGCGTCAAAATTATTTGATCGATACGTGGGAGTGGAATCCAACACAGAAATTGAAATACTGTGTGGATAGAAATTTATATAACGGTTTGTTGAGGTAGGAAAGGCTGCTGTCTTTAACACCAATGAAAATCTCTTTAATAATGATCGGAAAGAAAGCATCTTCTCTCCAATACACAATCTTGCAGGTGCATGAGAATCAAAAGAACTAGCCGATCCAACCGATTCTTCAACAATCGAACAATCATTCCTACCCATCTGAGGAGTCCACTGAAAGACTGGTTGACCCGAAGGATTGCAAGGCATAGCAACCTCAAAATCAGGACCAGCAGATGTCTCAATAAGGATCGTTACACTCGACGAAACATTTGCAGGTGCAGTCAAGGGATTCAAGATCTTGACATACAAAGAACCAGTGGCAGCATCAGCACCATATGTAGATCGGTACTGAGAAAAACTCACATAAGGAATATCAATTGTAAATTCGTTACCAAGACGAACATCTATAATAGACCTATGTAAGAATGCTGTATTATTCATCGCTACAGCAGCTGGTGATCCCAAATTATATTCCGATGGAACAAAACAAACTAACAACCGTCCAGAATGGAACTCAGTCTTAACTAGCTTAAAGGTAAAACGAATCGTACCTCGCCACATAGAAAAGAAAGAAGCAACCCAAGCAATTGGTGACAAATGAGTCACCGTCTGGGTAGCTTGTGTTGTGGTTCGAATAAAATTCCTCGGATGGACATTTAGGAAAACCAAATTTGAGTCAATGGCTTGACTCGTCAACCAGGAAACAGTTTGTATATACGAGCTGATTCCAGCAACATAATTCAAGGACATTTCATCAACACCTGTTCCTGCGAAACTGGGCATGTCTTCCAACTCATTTCTATCAAAATAAGCCATTTTAGTTGCATTGTCTGGCACATCAACATTAGTCAGACGATGCATAACTTGCTTGGACATATAGAGAGCAGGCCCATCGTTTTTAGGGCGAGACCAGCCAAATGAAGCTGCTGACTTTTTAACAATATCAGCAACCCATCCAACTTGCGTCGCCACAGATGAAAGAACTGGGACATGTGACAAAGATCCAGCCACAGTGCCAACGGATGTAGCAAGAGCCTCAAGTGGACCAATGCCCACAGACTCCTGTTCAACCTCAGAAACCTTACGGGGATTACGTCTAACACGTGTTTTCACCCGACCAGACTGAGGCATGGTAGGCATTGCAATTTCAACCTTCTCATAATGAGCAAAAAGTGTATAAGTGCAACTACTACTACCTGTAGGAGCAACCAACGGTGAATAAGGGACCAAAAAGACCATCCCAATATCACCATAAGCAGCACCCATCTTAATAGCACACCACCCCTGGGCATTCACCGTTGGGATGGACAATGAAGCTTCTGTGTCACAATTGACATCTAGCTCCACATGAGGCAACTGGGTTACCTCTGTTAAGGAACACATATGAGCTCTGATAAAAGCCTGCTGGTTGGTATTAACTGCATTAACAGTAGCCCCACCAACAGGACAAAAACCGAGTATATATCGACCCTGCTGGAACCGATTCCCATTGACTTGAAGAGTAAGATGTAACTCCCCTCTAAAAGCCAGAGTTCCAGTAAGTTTGCTTTGCCAAATATCCCCAGAACCTCCATTAATGTAGGTACTAGGAACCATATGGGACACCAAAAGAGAAGTAAAGGAATCTGTAGTCGACAAGACTCCAGATGCAACAATCTTAGGCTTTGCCAAGAAAGATGCTATCTCATTTGATACCCCTGTACGTACCGAATCAAGTATATCACGTGATAACGGTACATAAGGCATCTTTGCAACAACAACACCAGCATCATCCGTAGATGTTGTAGTATTCTTTGCAACATCAGAACTACCACCTTCTTCAATGTGTGACACATTTGTCACACCATCCTCACCAACAGTTTGTTTTGTAGCAGCTCCAATTAACAGCGTAGACTGAGCCAAGCCTTTTGCTGTCCTCCGGGTTCCTGGATATTGATGGGGCTGCCATCGAGCGATCCTGGAAGTAAGTCTAAATAGACCCGCTCCTTTGCTTAGCACAAAGCCTCCACTTTGGGGTTGAATAACCGGAGAATTGTCCCCCTCAGTGTGGTAACCAGCGTGCTGCAGTTCTTCAATAGGGACTAACGAGCTTGAGTAGTCCGTCTCAAGACGCATACCCCAGTAATTACCATCGCGTTCCAGCACTTCATTCAACATACGTATATATGAAGTACTTTCCGGACGTCTCATACCAGGGCATTTGTCAATGGCGCTACATATTCTTTCGCACCAATAATCATATATTTCACGACCCCAAAAACTGAGCTCGTGAAGCATAACTTCAATATTTTTCTCTGTATCACCGACATGATTGCCACCCTTCTTAACCCAATTTCCTATGTCAAGAATTGAGTTCAATTCAAGAGGAGCAACAAAACGACCTGCTTCAGGGCAAAAACGCCATTTCCTTTTCAAGAAAGTGACGTCCTCCAAAGCATGAAGTTCTTCACTCAATTCACTCTCCTTGTCGGCACTCGTATAAATCTGCCCCAATTTGGGCATTAATTCACCAAGCACCTTCTCATTAAAGTGAACAACATATTTAGGATCTACTGAGAAAACATTATCATCTCCAAGAACAAGGAGATAGACAAATTTATTAAAGTCATGTGAGCCTTTGAAACGATCCTCAATGGCCCACTTCCAGCACAATCTAAACTGCAAAGCAACTGTCAAAGAATTAAACAATGCAGTTAGGAAGTGCCCACTTGGCATAGCTCCACGCCAATGCGTAAGTACTCCACGATTCACATGTAATGAATTCGTGAGATCTTGAATGAGTAACCAACGAACTCTGCTTTCCACAGCAGAGCCATCATACCACTCATTAACAAGATCACACAAATACTGATGAAAAACTGGCAACTCACGCTTATCAAGGCCTTCAAAATCTCCAGCACCTTTATTTCGCCCAACTCCTTTCTCATTCAGGAGTTCGGCGGCCAATTGCCACTCGGATGAAAATTCATTCACCCCAATAGCAATTCCATTCGTGATTCGATTCTCTATCATCCACTTAGAAAAAGAACCAAAATACATTCTAGAAAGAATGAGGTAAACTAGTGGAGAACCAGAAAACATTCTGGTCTTACCACTCTTAACCTTAGCTAACTTTCTAGTTTCATCCTTCAAGGAGTCAGTAAAAACATGATTACTCCTGATTCCTTGTTTCAAAAGCCTTTCAACACGCAAGACCTCCATTTTCAATTCTTCAGCATGTGGATTATCAAGATCAAAATCCATCTTATCGCCGAAGAAATATATCTTACTACTAGGCTTATTAAGAACATTATAAGGAAACCCAGATGAGGTACCTCTGGGCAAGGATGAAAATGCACTACCTGGCTCATCACCAAGAACAGCTTCCTGAAAGGTCATGATACGCTTCTGTATCCCTTGGGTCGAGTTACGCATCAGATAATCAGATAAAGATTTCTTAGCTTGAGCAAGGTCATTGTCTGGAATATAAAGATCTCCAGGACAATAACCGTTGGCAGCTACATCAAATGGATCAACAAGTACACCTTCAAGTTCAAAAGGTCTTAAACGTGCAGGAGCATTTGGTGACTGAAAATAGGTATTATGCAAAGGGGACTGCCTGATCGCAGTTCCCATCATCCTACCTGGGACCATACTCTGTGGAGTAATAGAGCCAAGATTTTGCATATTCCCAACTGGTGGGCCTACAGGCTCTAAAACAATACCGAACTGTTGTTCGATATCTTCGACCTGATAATCATCACCAGCAATCTCAAGGTATTTTTCAAGCCACTCTCTAGTGATCATTGAAGAAAAGCCAAGTTTGCGCTCAGATATTCCAGCTACATGAATACCTAAGATAGTCGCAGTTTTCTGCTTATCATCAACAAACAAAGGAGATCCACAATCCCCATTATTTGTTGACGAACGATACTTATACACTTCCTTAACAGTATAGCCCTCCCAGATTTCATTCTCTGGTATTTCCATATTACTGTCACGAACTGCATGAGTACAATGAATCTCTGGTAAAAACTTTTCACTAGTATCACCAGAAACACGCTTCTTGTTGCCAATGTAAAGAGTAACATCACAATTTGTATAATTCTGCTGTTGCTTCTCAGTGGCAAAGTGCTTCACGATCGAGCGCACCGGTTGATATCTGCGAGGCATCTTCACCAAGCAAACATCCTGTTTGTCTCCTTCAGACCAATAGACAAATCCATCAATAAATTCATCTACCGTTAAAGAAAAAGACAAGACTCCATTATGCGTCAACCTCAAATGGAGCAAATCATCGCCATCATATTCATCAGCATCTCTGAGCGAACACAATGACGAATAAAAATGGTAGGGCATCAAAAGGAACGAACCTTTCACAGCAAGAGCATATCCCATTACTAACCTATCTCCAATCTCTCTCTCAGATTTCTCACGTGGCCTAGTCAGCACAAAAAGATTATTATTTGCAATCATCTCAATGACACTAACAAGGTTTCGATTATCACTTTGGAGTGAGTGAGGGACAGGCCTTGGATTCCTGTTAAGTTTTGTACGATTTCTAGATCTTGAAATCTTCCCTGATCTTTCATTTGATTGACCAGAAAAGGCTCCAAAAACCATATTGATGACACCACTAGCTGTCTTGAAAGCGGCATAACCTGACAACAAACTTGCAGTCAGAATGCCAAAATTCTTACGAGTGGTTTCATCCTCAATAGCCCACTTCAAACCAGAATCACCTAGTTCCGAACCAATAGAAACTATGTAAAGGACACACTTCACATAAAAGTCATACAACATCTTGGTGAAGTGAGACGCCGAGCTTTTAGCCGTAGTAAGAATTCCTTGAACTTCCGCAATTGGTACTTCAGAAGTTTTTCTTTTCCCACGACTTTTAACTCTTGTTTTGACCTTCGCAACTAGAGAAGTTATATCCCCATCTATATCATCTGGGGTGAGCTCCTCAAGATCAAAACTCAGCAAAGCTTCAAAAACTTCATCCGGCGTCATAATAGTCTCAGTCAATTCATTTTCATAAATCGTGGCGCGCAGAATATTTTCAAGTAGCGAATATTTTTTATAATTCGCTAACTTAAAAAAATCAAGTGCGCGCTGGTTTTTAGTAGACAGGTGGTACTCCTTAGTATCCTCCATGTCTTCCAAATTCAAAGTTGAAGCAGAGCCCAGTTCTAAATCAACCTGTGGCTCTACAAGAACGTGTCGCTTCAACTCAATTGAAGCTTGAAGACTCAAACCCTCATACAATATAGAAACTACGGTAGTATGGGGATGAATAAATTCACCAAAAGAACGCTCAAAGCAATATGCTGTGAAATAAAACAGCTGCAATAGATCATTCAGCTGCATCGAAGGAATTTCATCACCATTCAATATGTCCAATTCCTCACACATGAATGCATCAAAATACTCTTCAATGAATGAGAATAGAACATTAAAGCCTTCCCACTCATTATCGCAACGAGTAAATGCGAAAGCACTCTTAAGACAATGAATCAAAGACCATACTGAGGTATGCACAACCGTCTCATAGGTCTGCGCATATCTCAACCCAGCAACTTCATCAAACTGCACTTGGGATGTTCCATAACGCCCCACTCGCAAGCGTACTACATTTAATGGCACATCAAAGGCCTGAAATAGCCCATGATATGCAGCATCAAAAACAAGCACACTAGCATAAAAAGTGATGCGATCTCGATAATAGGTCTCCATCAAATTCTCTTCAACTAATGACAACAATGAAACATCTAACTGACCAGATTGAGGCTTTATTTTTGCCTCATACTTAGCCCGTTCCCTTCTCAAAGTGTCATCCAAGGTCGCAAGATAACCCTTATGACGAGCCTGCTTTAACTCGAAAGTTTCTACGAGTTGATCCACAAGCTCCTCAAAGGACAAGGATTTTTCACCTGATGGCTCAAATTGTCTACCATCAGGACTCAGCCTCTGTAGCTGGAATTCACACATATCAGGATGGGTACGTGTAATACCAATCAAATGCTCTCTACCCTCACATTCCTCTTTCTTCCACACAGGAATTTTCTTATAATCAAATTTCCTCTGTGGTCCATCAAGAGTTGGGTCAATACTGAATTCACGCTTGGGCACAACATCCACTACGATATCCCATCGTCTTGTAAACGCTGCTTGCGCATGAATAGATTCAATATTGTAAGTCATCATGTTGGTATTCGCAATGACGAAATCAGGTCGACAATGCGTGTTGCCCTTATTCTCCATACCGGCCATATGCAATATGTTCTCAAAAATGTTAATAGCCCTAATTATATTCATCACTTCATTATCAGGGTTGCCAGCAACATCTTTGCACTGCAAAGCATCATCAAAGAAAATAATCTTCTTATCAGATGTAAAACCGTCCCAATAAACATTTTCAAATTGTCTATTGTAAACAGTAGCCGTTGGAGATTCCATATACCTCGCATAATCATCAGGAGATAAAGTTCGTGCACATACCGCATTTCCGACATGCTGCATAGCCTGAGATTTAAAAACCCCAGGTTCTCCACGCAACAACAAAGTAGCTGGCTCATGACGCACACCAGAAAACTTGAAACTAGAACTTAAAAGTGCGTCTCTGATCTTTTTAAGATCAACGATAGCACTAAAAGTCATCATCTTAAGATTGGCGTACTTCCCACTAGCCGGCATCTTCTTCAGGATATCCTCTCCAAAGGAAATCAATCCTTTCACACGATCAACAGAACTAGCTCTATTATAGAGCTCCTTACTGGCCCACAATTCACAAACCTCTTTCGTATCTGTAAAGAATTTGTCTATAAATTGATGGCCAGTGGACACAAAATCATCACCATGCAACATCTTTCCAGCAGCTCTACTAATAAAATCCACAATAAGGTGGATTCCACGTGTAACATTTGCTACTGTTGGAGTTGCCCTAGACAACTGGGTGGTAATCTTCAAGAACTCCTTGGGATCAAGAAGCTCTTTTCCAAAATGAGCAGCGACATACAAATTAACAAATGCCGTGACCATTGTAGTAATATCCTCAATACTGGAATCAAAATCAATACCAGTTTGAGGGACAGGACTGCTTTGAAACCAGCCCAAAAGACCTGATTTCTCCATCAGGTCTTTAAGACTCAAGCGGGACATGAGGATCCCCGCCACAGCGGCAAAAGCTAAACCTCTTTCTACAGAAGTCTTTGGTTTTAACAAAACAATCAAGACCACAACAATAATCAAAACGGCAAATTCACTCATATCAACAACGGATTTTGTCAGGGAATCGATAGCAGGTGAAATATGTTCAATTTTCACTTTGCCATCATTCCCAACAACCGTGTTGTGGAACTCACGAACAACTTCAGTCAAACTACTGAGAGAACTGCCAACAGTATTAATACTGTTAACAGCTTCCCCAACGACGATAGAAGTTGCCTCATCGATGGAAATAGTGGCACCTATATCTGGCCATGCCATCTGAGGTTCAGGATTCAATACATATGAATCTAAATCCTGACACTCAACCTGTTGAGAATGAGCAATTTCAACAGGAGCACTTCCAGATTGAGGTCTCCAATAAGGAACCCTCTTTCCATCTTTCTTTTGACGCTCAAGATCACGCCTTTTATCCTTAGCTTTTCGCAACAAATCACTCTGTAACTTAGGATCCGAGGCTGTAACCTTGGCAATCATCATATCTTCCTCAAATTCCAACTTCCTTCTCCCAGAAGGTGGACTTTGCTTGGTCCACTTCTGCTTTGGTATGGAACTCTTATTCAAAGGCTTCACAACAAAACTTGGAGATTTCGGAACATCATCCAAAATCTTCTTCTGAGAATGGGAATTACTTCCCTTAGGAGTTTTGTTTTTAGTCCTCTCTCCAGACGGACTCTTAGTAAAGGAATTTGAAGATGACATGATAGTGTATTACACCCCTTGACCCCAAAAGAAACGCGGAACTAAAAAGCATCTCACGTAACCTAAATTGGGAGCAATCAGACCTAGACAATACCTTGGTTTGGTATCCACTTCGTACTACACGCAAACAATCAAAGATAGATAGAGAAACTGGATCAAGAGTTTCACGCCGTTCTACTTCTTTCAAAATTAAGAAGCTACCTATACAAAGAGTCTTTAAACTTAAGTGCGCTACCAGTACTACAATGTCCTAAATCTGGCCTCTACAACTGTCACATTATAGAGGGGCTCTGCGATTTGATCTCAACCTCGAGCTTGGTTGACAACTCATCATAAATCCAAATAAAATCATAAAGAATAACAAAAGAAAATGACAAAAAGAATTTGTTTGGGGGTTAAGTTCAAACAATGGAACTCCATTCTCAAAATAATCGTAAGCACGGGTAGATTAAAATCTTTAGCAGCCGAAGCCCGACCCAGCAAATGCTAACTATTAAGAATAACATTTACTACCTACGTAAAATAACGCCTTGCAAACAGAGTATGGCAATCATTGACTATGTTCACACGACGCTAATCCGTAGACGTCTCACATAAGGATCA